TTCCAGGAGTATCAGCAGTATTTCCAACAGCTAAACCAGTTATTAAAGGAAATGTCACAGAATTTTTAGGAGGAGAAGAATAATGCAAGATATGACTATGTTATGGAATGCTATACTTACATTAGCAGTAGGTGCATTTCTATGGTGGATCAGAGGAACAAGTAATTCTATTAACTCATTAAGAAGAGATTTAAGACAACATGCTTTAGAAGATTCAAAAACTAGAGAGTATCTTGCAATTAATTATGCTACCAAAGCTGAAGTAAATAGTGAGGTTGGTAAAATATTAAAAAGATTTGATACATTAGAAGCTAAGTTAGATAGGTGGATGGAAAAACATTAATGTGGAAGTTCTTTAGTGACAATGAATTAAAATGTAAAGGCACTAATGAAATACACATGGATGAAGAGTTCATGGAAAAGCTTGTAGCTATACGTGATAAACTTAATTTACCTATGACTATTACCTCTGGATATAGAAGTAAAGAACATAATAAATCTATAGGAGGTGCTAAGAACTCCCCTCATCTACATGGTAAAGCTGTTGATATAGCTTGTTATGGTGAGAAAGCTTATAAGATTGTACAACTAGCTTTAGCAGAAGGTTTTACTGGCATAGGAGTTAAGCAGAAAGGTGCTCATGGTGCTAGATTTATTCATTTAGATACTATGGAAGTAGGTCCTTTAGTTCCTAGACCTTGGATATGGAGTTATTAATAAGGAAATATAAATGGCAATAGGTATATATGATAAATTAATACAAAAGAAAACTGGGGTAGAATAATGAATCTAACAAAACAAAACTATAACACACAAAGGTTTATATAATGGAGTGGTTGCTAATTACTTTTGGTGCAAAACTTTGTTGTATTTTTGGTTCAACTTTAGGTGGTATTACAAATTGGATTGTCAATCGTAAGATTAAAATATGGGATATAGGTGTTGCTGTACTTGTAGGAATTATTTCTGCTGAAATATTAATACCAGCTATTATGGGTTATTGGGAACTTCCAATGACAGCAGGACCAGCCATTGCATTTTTAATAGGGTACTGTGGTATTCGTCTATTACCTCGATTAGAAAAAGCTCTCTTTAATAAAATAGAAAAACTATAACACACAAAGGTTTATATAAATAAGGAAGTATAGATGGCACTTAAAGTAAATGAGAAATCAGGTATACAATTCTCTCTATTTAAAACCACAAAGTTCAACTAACTCCATAACTTTTTTCTTTCCTAATACTTTAAAAGAATTAATAATACTTTCATTTAATTTTTCAGGTGTTATGGCTATCTCTTTTTCACTTGTAGCTCCTCTTATTCTTGAGAGAAGTTCTAAAGCTTTAATAGCACTATTAGTATGTCCTTCTTTTTTAGCAAAAGCATACTGACTTTCTATCTCATCTACAACATTAACAGTTGTTTCAAGTGTTCCTTCTAATTCCTGTATACGTTCATTAATTTCTGCACTTAAAGTTGTATCTCCTTTTAAGAATTTATATCCTTGAGTATGGGCATACTTTTCTGCATATCCTGCTATACGTGCAGCTTCAGCAGCATTATGTCTTAATACATATGCTTGGCAAAACTTTTCTTGTCTCTCATTTAGTGCCATGTGTGTATTATCCAATGAATAATACCTGCTGTAGTACCTACTATAACAGCATAATAAAAAGAAGTAACAAACTTACTACAGTTCTCTACCTTTTTGTTGTTGCCATATAAGATTGTTTGGATCATTTCTATATACTTCTGGATCAGCATTAGGTGTTATCCTCCAATTATTATCTTCCTCTGGTCTTCTTTGTGTTGTATCACAACCAGCATAAACTACTTTAATATCTTCAGGTTTATCTTTTTCAAAATCAATGATCTCATCATAGTAAGGACCTACTTGAGTTTGAAAAGTATACTTTAACATACTCTGGCATTGTTCCAAACCTATATTTTTTGAATAAGGTGCACTCTCAAATTGGGTACACTCCCCATGAAAACACATAAGGAGCATAGCCACATGAAATATCTCAGGCATTAATCTTCCTGATTAGTTACTGGTGGTGGTCCAGCTTCTTCAGCTATATGTTCTTGATTTAGATACCATCCACCATAGGCAATAATTCCTACTATTACTAGTGCTATTATATATTTTATCATTAGAATTTAAACTCCTGCTCAAAAAAGATAACTCCATCATCATCTATGTTAGTATTAAACTGATTTAAATCTTTACCAGTTTGTCTATCCCAACCTATTTTAAATGAGTCACCATCTGTTTGTTTATGTTTACCAAATAATCTGATATGACTTTTCTGATCTTCATCCATATCAAAGTAATATCTATAACCTACTGACCAGCCTGGTAATGTACTATAACCTTCGTTAGCATCTGCTGGTTTAGGTTTTCCAAAAATCATAACTAATATAACTGCAACAATAATGGCACCTATAATGATCCAAGATTTTTTTACATTATATTTTAGCATAAATTTTTGGAGTTTTGTTTTATCTATTTTACTCATATCTTTCCTTTCTATTTTAATCGTTTATATTTATCATAACTACGTGCACCTGTATAACCTAAATAACCAACTCCAAATAATGTTATTATAGATTCAGGAATAGCAGCAAGCCAACCATGAAACCCTTCTATTAAACGTAATGCTAATTCAGGGTTAAAGGCATGAATAAGAGCCATAGGAATTGATGTTAATATTAATAAGTATACTACATATAAAAATGTAGGTCTTGCTCTTGATGTCCAAGGATCTTTTGATTGAGCTTCAGCAACTATAGCTGATAGCTGATGTTCTACTTCTTTTAATTTACCTTCTTGTGCTTGCTGTACTAATTGTAACTTTGCAGCTTCTCTAGCTTTAGGATCAGGTATAACTCTATCTATAACCTCACCTACAATAGGTAGTAATTGTGTTAATAAACCAAACATATTATTCTCCTTTGATACATGTTCCCATTATACCTGTTTTCTCTGTTGAAGTCAAGTATATTTTTAAATCTTTATAATCTTTATGCACAGTTTTTACTTTATCTACCCACCACTTATGGTCAAACAAAGATACGTGTACATTATCTCCTTTATATTTACCTGAAGTAAATGTTTTTTTAGCAGGAACACTAGATACATTTATAAATACAACTGAATTAGATAAGCTACATATCTCTCTTATAACCCAATCTAAATCTTCTTCAGGTATATGTTCTAATACATCAGTACATATAACTAAGTCAGCCTTTTTAGTAGGTAGTTTACTATGCTCTGGTACACCTGGATCATATAGTTGTAGCTCATCTATACCCCACCATTTATGTAATGGTACAGTAAAGTTAGGTATTTGTTTCTTATAATCTATATCTTTAAAGTTTTCTTTATAAGCTATAGCTTTACCACATCCATAATCTATAATAGACTTACATTTATTATATTGTATAATGCCATAAATATCTATAGCAAAAGGTATTAAACTTATACCTCTAAATTTATATTCCTCTTTATGCAAATGTTTATAAGCTTCTATTAAATCTAAATACTTTTCAGAAGGTTTAGGTTTAGTAGGTAATACATAATTATCCATCAAATTTTTCCTCAAATGTTTGTGGTTGATGTTTCTTTCCCCATAAAGCAGCCACTAAAGTATCTTCACCATAGAAATTTAAATCCATTTCCATAACAGGTTCATTAAAAGTTTTTTCACAATCTTGTGCCATAGCTAAGAGTTCTCCTGTAGTCCAGTATTGAATTGAATCTACACCTACTTGAAAGTATTTAGGTTTAGGTTCTTCATCTTCAGCACCAGTAGTTTCTTTCTTCTGTTCTTCAGTAGGTTCTTCCATATTACAATCAAAACCAAAGAGATCAAAGAATCTAAATCCCATAGTATGCATAATACCTAGTGCTCTCATAGCTGCACACGTGCCACCTGTAATAAGTGTAGCTCCTTGAGGTATACCTATATCTGGATTTAGAGTAACTGAATTATTTTTTATTGTTTTCTTTTGTTCTGCAGGATCTCGTAATGATTCTGTAAATGCGTGCCATCCATGTATATCTGCACCTTTCTTTATTAAGTACTTAGTAACAGAAGGATCAGTCATAGAAGCAACAAAGAATTTAGTTTTCTTTTCTATCTTCTTAAATAAATCTTTTCTAACTACACCATGTGTACTCATCCCTGTAATAGGTCTAGGATCAAGAACAATACAAGCCCAAGGAAGTATACCATTATCTACTAATGTACGATAAGAATGTTTAACACATACAATTTTACTTGTGGGATTATTTCTTATATGTGTTTTTAATTTATTTATATTTAAATAAGGACCACCTGATACAAGTATAACATTCCCTTTATGCATAGGAAATTTACCTAGCCATTTATCTATAAGTTTTAAATTACTTTTAATGTTATCTCTAATAAAATCTTTAGGTACACAATCTCTTGGATGTACTATAATAGGAACATTTAATAAACTTTTAGGTAGATCCTCTAATTTTTTATCATTTAATACAATAGCAATATGTGTATAACCACCATCACGAACTTTATCTTGAGAAGGAATTACCCATCTACGTACTCCATCTTTTTTACCTTTAGGTAAGCTATCTATAACTTTATTTGTACCCTGATATTTTTCTAGTGCACTATTTTCGTCTTCATCTTTTCTAAAAAAGTTATCAATAACAACAATAGGATTATGTTTTAGATTATCATAGTCACTCTTTGTTGTTGTAATACTATTACCACCACCTATTAAAACAAGGTCAGCATTTAAATCTGTGCGATCTTTTAATACATCTTTAGAATTACCTTTACCTAATTCAAAAGTAAAGACTTTCTTTTTCTCCATCATTTTTTTTCTAAAGTCTTGTAGTCTTTTTATAACAGCACTCTGAGTATTATGTGCTTTAAGATTAAACTCTTCTTCATCTAATTCAAAAGTAGCATCTTCAAATAAATCAAAACCTCTATATAATAATTCATCTTGATTTTCAAATGCAGCAAGAGCCATCTCAATAGCACGACCACCATTCCATGTACCTATTTCTATAATAGACTTAGGTTTATAGTGTCTAATAATAGAAGCTAATTGTTTATATCTGCCAGGTATAATATCTTGAGAGGTTTTATCTTCTGATAAAGCTACTAATCTATTACCTTCATTATCTCTTATACCTAATTTAGATATATTTCCTATACCTTCAAAATGTTTTATGTAATCTTTAATCTGTTCAACAGGCTGTATATTCATACCATGTGCTTTATAAATATTTAAAAGTCTTTCAATCAAAAAAGAGTCATGCCATTCTCTATATTGTAATAACTCTCCTGATATATAAGCACCACGTAAGTCACCAAGTAAATCAAGAGGAGATTGCTTACTTAAATTAAAAGCTATAAAAGATGTATCCATATAGTAAGTACCATCAGGATAATTTCTAGTACCTGTATAAGCTATATCACATTCTTCAGGTAGCATCTTTAATATATCTTCTGGTACTAATCTTTTTTGACTAAGAGAATCAGCATCAACCCATATCAACCAACCTGCATCTTTATCTTTTTCTGCTAAGTTAAAAGCCATCTCTGTTAAAGCAAAAACTTTATGACACCATCTTAAAGAATCTAATCTCCAGTTATAATCTATCTCTCCATTCTCTGTACCATTATGTCTTGCATTAACTTTTAAAAATTCATTATATTCTTTTATATCAGTTAAAGATTTTAATGGTAAATCTTTTGTTGCATAATTTTTAGGATCAAAATCATGGTAATAACAAGTTAATTTTAAACTTGGTTCCCAATTATTTTTAATTGATTTAATAAAATGATTTGCTGCAGATGTATAGATACTTTCATTAAAGGAAGTAACAAAATTTATTTTTGTCAAATCATATAGTCCTTATTCATATCAATTATACCTTTCATCTTTAACCAATCAGCATCACTACACCATTCAACAGCATACTTACCTTCTGTTTCTCCTCTTGGTCTCCAATCTTTAAACCAAGGTCCACCTGTTGTAAAGTGTACATTCTTTGCTTCAAGGTCAGTAGGTGAATGACCATCTAACCAGTTCCATTCTTCAGGTATTTGACCTATATCTGCTTCTTTATCTGGCAACCAACCAAAACCATGTAACCATCTACCTGTCTGTGTATTAACAACATCAGGTGTAAGTTTTTTATTATCTTGATGTGCACAATTAAACATCATAAGACTTGACCAATTCTTTCTACGATATATATGTTGTTCTTTACCATCCATCTTTGTTTTATTTTCTGGCTCATACTTATGATGTACACAGTATACAGAGTAATAATCCATATCACATAAATCAAATAATTCATTTACGTCTGCTCGTAGATACATATCTGAATCCATAAACAAAGCTTTACCTTCATACATATTTAGTGCAGGTACTAAGAAACGAGAGAAACTAAACTCAGTTGAGAAAGGTTTACCATCTATTATATCATAAGGTTGACCATTTATTAACTGAGATTTTCTTGTATATAAACCTATGTGTTCAAGTATATCTTTTCTTAATGGTACAACACGTATATTCTTACCTGAAATTCTTTCTATAGTAAACTTTAAAACTTCGTATGCTGTGTCTTCTTTAGGATCGTAACCTATATAAACTGTATTCATTTTGTCTCCATGTTATGAGGGAGTGAAAGGAAATCAAAACACTCCCTCACTCTTAGTTAGTGTATTGATATTTCTTTTGGTCTTTGTTCTTCAGGTATATTATGTTCTAAATGAACACCTAATACACCATCCTCAAACGAAGCTTCTCCAACCTCTATATTCTCTGCAAGAGTAAAGTCTTTGGAAAAAGATCTTCGTGCTATATTCTTATGAAGATAATCTCCATTAGAATTTTTAGAATTAGACTCACCTTTTATAGTAAGGGTATTGTCTTTTAATTGTATACTTAACTCATCTTTTTTAAAACCTGCAACTGCAAGTTCTACTTTATAATTATTTTCTCCTTCCTTTATTATATCGTAAGGTGGATACTCATTAGTTGTTAAGTTATTATTGCTGTGTAGATTTACCAAGTGATCCATCAGATGATCAAACCCTATAGCATATCTATTTATATTATGAAATACACTCATTGTTTATCCTTTCATTAAGCGATTAGTAGAGAGACTACGCTGAATACTGCATGGTAGTTTTAACCAGAACTCTCTCATAGAACCCATAATGGCATTCTATAGTGTAATTATGGCACACTTTTTTATAAAAGTCAAGAACTTTCTTTCTATTTATAATCACTTTGTATAGTATATAAACAATGTGCTTTAGCATCTATATTATATACCTCTTTAATTTCTTGTATAACTCTTACTTTTTCCTGTTCACATTGTTGTTCTGTAGCATACTCGTACAATTCTATTTTAGGATCATCATTAAAATAAACAAGAATATATAATAACCATACTGTTTTCATTTAAGTATTACCTTTGCGTCTGTTTCAATCCATACTTTAGCTCCACAAGATAAAGGTTTGTCAGGTCTATAAATAACTTTACTCTCTCCTAATATATCTACCTCGTGTGCATACTTATTATCTTTATAAGTTTTAACAGTAATGACAGGTTTATTTTCTCCATGTTTCTGATTAAATTTTATATTATGTTGATTCACATGGATTCTTTTTTTCATTATATATCTACCAACTCACAGACACCTGCAGTACATGCAAGTTGTTGTGATCCTTTAGTATTATCTTCTTTTTCAAAATCTTGTAGCTTATTCCAATCAATATTAGTTGGCATAGCTTTTGCTAACTTCTTATAAGTCTTAGCATCTATATCTTGGTAAGGTGGTTGTTGATATATATAATCAGCAAAAGGCATAAAGGATACACCACTTATATGTTCAAAGTTTTCCCAACACCATGCTCCTACTGGTACCCATTCATCTTCCTTAACTGTTATAGTTACAGAAGGTTTATGTTCACACCAATGTTGTGCATAAACTTTCCATATTTCTAATTGTTCTATAGCTGTCATATCTGTTCTACATATAGAACCCTTTGGAGCAATCATGGGAAAAGAGAATACAGTTGTATGTTCTTCTTTCGTTACATCAGGCTCATTAGGTATACCAGATGCTTTCATAAACTCTGTTAATGGATCTTTGTTATCACCTCTTACTGTTCTAATGTAGTAAGGATTATGTCTTGCATGGATACCACTAGCACTATCTACTAACTGACTAACAGTACCAGAAGGTTTAACACAAGTGATAGCTGTTGATTGTGGTATACCTAATTTTTTAGCAAGAGATTTATTATTATCAACTGCACATTTTCTTAGAAATTGTAATCTTTCTTCTAAATCAGTAGAACCATCATAAGTATTTAATTCAGGACAATCCATAATACCTGTAAGAGATACACCAAGTAGTCTTTCTTCTTCTGTATTGTTCTGCCATCTCTTTCTAAGATAACCAAAGTTTGTAAAGGTAGATTGTATTGTACCTAATACTGTAGCTATTGCTACTTTACGTGCTAAAGTATTCATAGTATCTGTAGAACGACAAACAACTTCAGTTAAGTTACAGAATTGATTTGGTCTAAGAATAATTTCACTACATGGATTAGTTCCAAAATCCCAGTCAGCATCTCGTCTACCATTCTCAGCAGCTTTAGCTTGAGCAGATGCTCTATTAAACATACCTCTCTCACCTGATTTACTTTCATAGAGAGACAGCCATTCCTTCATAAAGATTCCTGGATCAGGTTTCTCTGTATAAGCAACAGAATTATTAGCTAGAGCTCTCTCTGGATTAGTAGTCCACCAATCACCTGTCTTAGCTGAACGTATTCTTTGATCAGATAAATTAGATAAAGATATAAGTGCTGACCTACGTACACCACCTACAACTACAACCTCACCTGTCTTACATACAATGTCATGACATTCCATAGAAGAAAGCTTTCTCCCTTTAGCATTTTTAAATTTAAGAATAGTGAAGTCAAATAGATCTACCAGAGGTTGAGGTCCACTAGCTCTACCACCAAATGTTTTAAGTCTTGCACCTGCAGGTCTAATTTTATTTACATCTATCTTAGGTACTCTCCCTGTATAAAGATAAGATATTAAATCTCTAAATCCTTTTGCCCATCCTTCTTTAGAGTCTACAACAGATACTACATCTTCTGTATGTTCAAACTCTACATCAGGAACAGTAGGTAACTTGTCAGCATATTGTCTTTCAACAGAGAATCCTACACCTGTACCATTCATAAGTATATATAATACTTCATCAAATGCTCTTGGACTATCAATAGGAATATAAGAACAATTATATCCTGCTACATTTTCTCTATCTAATGCATTACCTGCTGTCATTAATGCTCTCATAGAAGGCATAACTTCTAATGATAATATAGCATCTTCTATTTCATTCCAGTCTTTATTTTTAATTGCACCTTTGTAATTAGTATCTATATGATTCTTAAAATAAGATATAAGTCTACCTACAGTTTCACTCCAACTCTCTCTTCTTCCCTCTTCCTCTAACCATCTTGAATACCTAGACATATGTATAAATGATTGGTATTCAGTAGGTAAATAATTACCACCTAGTAATGATGCCATTTAAAAATCCTTTCCATATTTCTTTTCTAATATTAACTCTGCATAGTGTATTACTTTTTTAATATCTTCTACACCACCTTTTAATTTATGTCGAGTTATATACTTTACCACATTACCTTCTAAGAAGTCAAGATTATTTTTAACAATATAATCTACAGGTTGTATAACACAATCTTTATAATGACTACCTCCTACTTGTTTATCAGTAGCTTTAGTTTTACTAAACCTTTCTTTATTAATTAAATCTTCTTCAGCACTACGTCTTGCCATATACTGTTCATGACTTTCTCTTGACCATCCTCTATCTTCTTCAGGATTTGTCCAAGACTCTTCTGATTCTTTGTCTAACATATTTTATTTCCTTTGATTTGATTACTTTAATTGCAAAATTTCTAGTATACTCTGCACTCATACCTGCATTCTCACAAACATACTCAAAATTATCACAGGTTACACCAACACTACAGAAAAACCATGCACGAGCATGTGCTCTTTCAACACTTGTACGTGATGATTCTACTTTAGTCTTTTCTTTTGTTGCATCTAATAATGCTTGAAATATAACAGATATAAATAACATTCTTTCAGGACTACTATCCTTTTGTTCGTCTATCTCTGTTAGTAGCTCAACATATTCTTCATTCATTAATTAGTCTTCTTGCATTAACTCATCTCTAAATGTATTTACTAACATAGATGCAGCTTCTTCATTTTCAGCAGCTATCTTTACTTGTTTAATAAATTCATCAATAACTTGGGGATGTTCTCCTATACCTACAGGATGCTCCAAGTATATACGTGCAGTAGCTATAGCCTTATCTCTTTGAGCTTCAAACTCAGCTAGTGCTGTGTCGTACATTGCTTTTTTAATTGCCATTTATTTCCTCCTTTCCTAACCATTTTACTTTTGTTATAATTCCTAAAGGTCCTTTGCAAGAGAATGATTTTTCTTTATAATTATTACCTTTACGATCTTTAGTTATCCAGAATCCATCTCTGTTTGTTTGTGCTATTTTCGCCACATTTGCTCTAGTATAACCATTTTCATTACACCAAGCACCTAAACAATGAACTTCCATTCGTTTACCATCAAGATAAAATTCTACTCTACCTTTATAAAGATGATGTTTTTCTCCTGACTCAGCTTCACCTATTTTCTTTTTAGTTTCTTCTGTATGTTTCTTACCTGTATTTGCTTCACTTATCTTTCTTCTAAACTCAGGATCTTGATAGCTCTCAATAGGTCTATACCATTTACCACCTACATATCCATTATAAAATGCTTGTTCATCACTATCTTTTAGTGTAGCAGTAAGTACATCCCATTTCATTTGATAGTATGCTTCATAGTAACGTAGACTTCTTTTGTTTTTATACTCTGCAATTACTTCAAATGTAAAATGTTCTTTACCTATCTTTTCTATATCTGCATTTAAATATTTAGAAGAACCTGTATAAGTTTCCCATTTCATTTGCTTTTTATTTTTACCTAAAAAATATTGCTTACAACCTACGTATGCTTTAGTAGTTTTAGTATTCGTTATAAGATAAACAAACCCAAACTTATCTAGGTTAGGTACGAAAGGTTCTTCAGTACCATACCTAACCCAATGACTTACCAATCTGTTACTTCTTCTACGTTAGGTACTTTACCAACTTTTGTAAGAAATCTAAGACCTTTAGCATAATCAAAAGCACGTAGTCCTTGACCTTGATTAGCATCACTCCAACAAGTACGCTTGTGCGAACAATACAAACAACCAATAGCAAGCTTATGATTACCAGAAATTCCATCTGGCACATCACTATAACACTTAGCAGGTGGAGTATTTTTATCCATAACTCCTTTAAGATATTCAATTCTTTCTTTAGCATTAATCATTTCCAATGAATGAACATTAGTTAAACATATATTACCATGTTGTTTATCTATAACAAGAAAAGCAGCTTCATCTACACCATTACCTTCAGCATAAGCAGAGATCTGTGCTATATAACCAAAAGGATCATCAGTATGTAACTTATTACTTGAGAACTTCTCAAAGCTTCTACCTGATGCACTCTTACAATCAACAAGTACACCATCTATCATACAATCTTGATGTCCTTTTATCCCATTAACATTAACTTCTTTTTGTTGTTCAGTTACTTCATGTCCTGCAATACGTGAAAGAACAATTAATAAATCCTCAAGTAAGTGACCATACAAAAATTTAATACGAGTAGAAGGTTGTAAAGGTTCAGGATCTTCTTTAGTATTTTTATCATACCATAATTGTCTAGCAGGTTTTCCTATGGCAGAGAGCCTTAAATTTCGTCTCCCTTTATGTTTTTCATTTAAGATATTTTTCATAGTCTCTTTAATACTTTTTACAAAAGAGTCTAAATGTTTATCTACTTCTTCTTCACTTAATTCTATGTCCTTTTCAGGTTCAAATAAATTATATATATCTTTTACTAAAGTATCTATTTTTTTCATAGTAAATAATGGAGAGACACTCGTTCAGTAGTATCTCTCCATCCTTTCATTGGTTAGTTAGAAGCGAAGGATAGTTCCTCATTTGAATCTTCAGTTACAAATCCATCAGGAACAACTTCAAAAGCTTCGTCTGCATCAGCATCCACGTTATAAGGTATTAAGTTAGTTACCTGCACAGCACGTAGATCAGCAGAGACTCCAGAACGACCTTTGAACTCCCATTCGTATGTACTATAAAGTACATTGACTTCTGAACCATTACCAATTAAAGTACTAGCAATGTTTCTTTTAGAAGCATCAACCACTTCAGGTTGCTTATTCATGTTACCATCTTTACGTCTAACTTTTCTTTTAACAGTAACAAAACTACCTCTATCATCACCTTTATTCTTTACGTCTAATCCATCAGCTTTAGCTACGTTGATATTCTTCTCATCAAGATTAGATACATCTATAGACCATACTCCATCTGAATCAAATGTAGTATTAGGGCTAACTATACTAGCCCAGTATGCGTTTCCTTTAAGTACACTCATGTGTATTTTCCTTTCATTTTTATTATTAATAGAATTATGACACATCTCTGAAATAATGTCAAGAGATTTTTTCATAATATATGTTTTATTTAATTTAAGTATTAAACTCATCTCTATTCTTGAGATAAGGTCTTTTTTTCCTTGATGTTTTCTACCCCATGTTTTGTATTCAGCATCTCTATAACTTAATACTCTAGTGTTTTTATCTACAACTTTGTCAGTTAATTCTACTAACTCTTTTGCTTCACACACTACATAGTCATGCTCTCTTTCAAATACAAAGTAATCACAGTCACCATACAGCCAACCTTTATTACCCATTGTATTTAAAAACTCAACAACAATCCATGCATCATCAAAAAACCTGTTCTTATTTCCAGTTCTTCTAGCTTTTACATCTACACTAACTGTCTTATTATCTTTTGTTAGATAGAAATCTATATGTTTAAACATATTTTCTTTTTCATCTGCTATGCCAACTGAATAACCATGCTCTTGCACAGTCTTTATAAATTCATTCTCTACTTTTATACCTCGTTTAATATAATCAACGTGGTCTTTTCTACCTGTAAACTCTTTAACTATTGTCACTATATTTCTCCAGGTACTTAATTGCTCTTTTTAAAAATTCTAAGTCATCATCAAACCAACCTAAAGCTGAATTATGTTTATGACACAACCAACCTCTTGCTTTTCCTGTTTTATGATCGTGATCTAAACACCATTTATTATTTCTTTGATTATTTTTTTCAGCAGTTATCAAACAAATAGGACATTTATAATTTTTATCAGGATAAGGAATACTTAATTTTAATTTTCTTGTCTGACTGTTTCGTTTATTAGCACAAGATTTACAAACTCTTTCAGTAGAAGGTAATCCTGTTGTTTTTTGATTATAACCATAACTTTTAAAAGAATCTAATGGTTTAGTTTTATTACATTTAACACAAGTTTTTAAAGGTTTACTTGTATCAATAGATTCGCACTTATCAAACAAAGTAAATTGTTCTAATGTGTCTGTGCCCATGTTCTACCTACCTTCCATTCATTATCAAGAGGACATTTCATTTGTAATTGTTTCTCTGTATCTTTCATAGCATCTTTCGTTAGCTGTCCAAATCTTTTTATATCTTTATTAAGAACTTCAAACTGATACTCATCATGTATAGATGCTACAAGTTTAGCATCCACACCTGTTTGACTAATACGTTTAATCATATTAATTAACCATAGCTTACACACAACTGCTCCAGCACCCTGTATAAGCGTGTTTAAAGCACTATGTGGGCTACGTATTCGTAATAACCTACCATCTATACCCTTAATAACACCTTTAGAAGATGCTTTAGTAACAGAATCACGTACTCTTTTAAGAGCAGGCATACTTGATAAGAACTTAGTAATTAATTGTTGTCCTTCTTTAGCACCTGCACCTACTATCTGTCCTATCTTAGATGCACCTGCACCATACATGAAGGCATAAATAAATGTCTTTGCCTGGTCTCGATCAGTTAATCCTGCCATTCTCATATTGTGTGTATGTATATCTCCTGTCAATAATATATCTGTGAAGGTAGCATCATTCATTAAGTGTGCTAAACATCTTAACTCTAGTCCACTTGCATCAGCACCTACTAGAGAATGAGTATAAGGATTGTCAACTGTCCAACAATCCCTACACTCTTTCCCATATGGAGAACGAACTGCAGGAATTTGTGCTGTATTAGGAGAATGGTGAGACATACGACCTGTAATAGTTTTAAGTGTCATTACTTTCCCATGTACTCTACCATCTTTATCGTCACATGCTTCTATCCATGACTTAATTTGTGCTATACGTTTCTGTAAAAGAAAGAATCGTGAAAACTTTTTTGCTTCAGGTAGTTCTATATTATCCAGAACTGCTTCATTAATTATTATGTTGCCTTTATCTGTATGTTGTTTAGGTTTCCATCCTAATTCCATTAATCTTTCTGCAATCTGTTGTCTTGATCCTATATTAAATGGTACATATTTTGTTTTTGTTTTTAATTCTACAACTGTAGGATCAAAGGTAGTAACTGCCCATCTTTCTAATCCATTTGCTTCATCTCTTAATTGATTATATAAACTCATAGTTTTTTGCATATCTAAATAGAAACCATTACGTTCTTGTTGATCTATAATTATTCTTACTTGATGTTCCAAATTAATAGATGACCTAGAAAATCCTCTACCTTCATTCTTTAATACTTCAAATAATTTATGTGTTATATGGACATCTTGTTTACAATACTCTAACATATCAGATGTATAAACTTCATAAGAATCTATCTCACCTTTAGGCATAGCTAATCTATTTCCCCATGCTTCCAGACTATGACCATTATCTCTAATAGGATTAAGTAATTGTGATAGTATAAGAGTATCTATAATCTGACTAGGTTTAATAGTAGTACCAAGCAATCTATTAAGCACAGGTGCATCAAATGATAAACCATTATGCATAATAAATTGCTTAACACCATGTGACCAATCCCTAAACCCATGTATCATATCAGGAGGGAAAGGGTAAACCCTCCCTGAGTCTATGTCTTTAGCCACTATACAATGA